CAATCTAGGAATTGTCAATCCATATCTTTCTTCAGCCATGATGGCATAGGCACTGGCCTGCATAAAATAGCTGTGAATCCAGTCTCTTTGTTTGGGTTTTGAACTTGTTTTAAAATCAATTATATGCGGTTTGCCTTTGAAATCAGCTATGCAATCAACTGTTCCAGCAAGTCCTAGATAATCGCTATACAGGGAGTACTCTGAAGCTCTAATGTTATCAATTTCATCCAAATAAGGACGAACACTTTCGAACATAGATTTATGTATGGGATTGTCTAGGACAATAACTTCATTCTTTATGTATTGTTCGGCTAACTTATGAAGCCTTGTGCCACGATTAGCAGCATTTCTGCTTATACGATTAGCAGTCTCTGCACCTACACGATTACGCCATTCTGTAATGGCCTGTTGATTATGCTGGCTAAGAACCGTTGTAACCGAAGGATATGTTCGTCCTTCGGGTGTTGTATAAATTCTCTTACCAGCTGCATTGGTTACGGCTTTTAATTTTATTTCCGGCAACCATTCATGACAAAATTGTTTCATTAGTTTTGAAGCACCTCAAGTGCGTGATTGTAATGTTTTATTCTATCTTCTAGACCTATGAAACCACCATTGATACGTTTGGTCATCATTCTAATGTCCTGTGCATCTGCTAGATCGTTTAGTTTGTTGACACGCCAGAACCAGCAAGCACTATGCAGAGCATAGTATGGATGCGTCAAACAATCAGGCTTTTCTAAAAGTGTGTCATCTTCAAATAAAAATTGACTACAGCGTCTATAGTTGTCTTTACCAGTAAGTTGAATCAGTCCACGTCCGCGAAACTTATAACCTTCGCCACTTTCTTCGGGGCCGTTGCCCATGCGATTAGCATATACACGGTTAGCAATTTTTTCGGGCTGACGTGCATAGGCATTGGCTAGGTCTGCTGTAGGGAAATATTTTTTGAATACTCCCATGAGACCCTGAGCACTGTAGTTTAAGTTTTCTGATAACATGGTAAAGCCACCAGACTCATGAGCGCACTGTGCCATAAAAGCAGCAGTACGAGCTACATCAGTGATATTGTATTGTGGTAAAACTTCAAGCAGGCTATCTAGCCATTCTTGGGGGTTTTTAACTCTGGGTAATATATGTTGAACATGATCTAGGCGAAACTCAAAATCCATGTAATCAGCCATGGTGTTTCTCCTTAAAGTCTTTTATAGCTGCTTTGATGGCGTCTTCTGCCAGGATTGAACAATGGATCTTGACAGGAGGAAGTGCCAACTCTTGAGCGATCTGTGTGTTTTTAATCGTACCCGCTTCTTCAAGAGATTTACCCTTGACCCACTCCGTAACAAGCGAACTACTTGCAATCGCTGAACCACATCCATATGTTTTAAATTTAGCATCCGTAATAATACCATTTTCATCCACTCTAATTTGTAGTTTCATTACATCGCCACAGGCCGGGGCTCCAACCAATCCCGTACCTATGTTTGGATCTGCTTTATCAAAACTACCCACATTACGTGGATTGTCATAATGATCCAGTACTTGTTCTGAATAGCTCATTCCAGTCTCGTATAATTAAGTACATTTCCTGCACCATACTGGGCCTCGCCTAATAACTTGGCATCATAATCAGTATTCGCATAGATGATGGTTTCGGCGGTCTGATAATCGTTAATACGAACCCAAAGTTTATACTTAAACATTAAATTCCCTTTAATGTGGTAGCAACAAATTAAATGATAAAACTTGCCTTTCTTGATCGGTATTACTAGGTAAAGTATAATGTATTATACATGATGGAAAAAATACTATGTCACCTTCTTGAACAAAATCAGTGGAAAAAATCATATCAGAATCATTTAAAAAATTCTTTTGATTAGATAAAAAGAAAGTGGGTGAATGCAACCCCGGTATATAATCCAAATAAACTATAGCAGAATAACCTAAGCTACCATGAGCATGGGGTGCATGCTGTTGAACCCCACATGAGTTTTCAAACCAAAAATTGTTTATTTGCAAATGCTGATTTTCTATTTCAGCAGCCAGCAGGGATAATTCTTCAGATAAAATTTCTTGTAGTTTTCTATTATTATGATTATTGGTTTGCCTTGTGTAGTAGTCTGTAAATATACCATGATCTGAGTTCATGGGTTCAGTTTTTAGTTCCATTATTAATTTTTTCTTTTTTATAAAGTTATCAATTTTATAATGAAACATGGGAACAACAAACATTAATCTATTCATGATAACTTACTGTTAAGTATTGCATGGAATCAGTATCAGCTAATTGCCCAGAAACAAAACTATTAAAAGCCAAACTTATTCTGGTATGACTTTTATTTAAAGTTTCTACTTCATGTTCGAGCCAGCTAGGGAAAACAATTAAATGATCTTTTTTAGCAGGGATCCATACCGAATCAGAATTGTATAAATTATGCGACTTTGGCTGTATGCTAAAACTACTGGGCGTAGGCCTGGTAAAAACTATGCTATCAGTATCATCTACATCTATGTAATAAACACCAGACAAATAACTGTTTGGATGATTATGTTTATGATGATAATCGCCTTGATTGCTGTAATTAACCCAAGATTGAGTAATTACTGGTTTTACATCGTGCTTTGGGTTTACAATGTTAATAAAGTATTCATTTAGACTGTGTTGTACAAATTCCTTTAAATTAGCTAATTCTGGTTCATTCAGCACAAAACTATTCTTGGTATAGTTGTTACCCTTATTTTTCTTACGTGCAAGGTTCTTTATAAACTTTTTTTGGTCATTGTTTATACCAGTATGTTTAAAAAGACCCATGGCTATGGGCATAATATTAATAATGTTCATGTAAAGGGGGCCTTTGCCCCCAGCTCCTATGCGTATTGATCTTCGTAATTTAATCGGGCTAAAATATACTCTTTTACAATATCAGATCTAACTATGTCCTTGACATCAAATTCTATGACCTTGAAACTGGGCATCATATCTGCTATGACCATGAATTTTTTTAGTCCTGACATATCAGTTTTCTTGTAAAGGTCGGTCTGTCTAAAGTCTCCGCAAAAAATAATTTTTGATCTTGAACCTACTCTGGTAATTATAGAGTTTAATTCCATGTCGGTCATGTTTTGTGCTTCATCTACTATGATGATGCTATTCTCTAAAGTAATGCCTCGAACAAAACTTGTAATCATAAATTTTATAGCACCCTGTTCTGTTAATCTTTGATAGGCATCGGATCGATCAAACAGATCAGCACAAATGTCTATGTAGGGCTGCTGATACACTTCGGTCTTTTCTTTTTCATCGCCAGGTAAATGACCAATTTCCCGACTAGGTACTGCACTCCTTACTATGACTACTTGGTTATAAAAATTATTTTTATCTAGGACTTCTTCTAGAGCTCTATACAGAGCTATGTAACTCTTACCTGTACCAGCTACACCATGCAATAGCATGATCTGACTGTTTTCGTAAATCTCAAAAAACCTCCGTTGGTTCTCTGTCAATGGCTGTATTGTATCCATGTCATCCAATCTAATTTTTAATTTATTGGTGACAGTGGTAGATTTATCAAGGTTTAAAACCGTTAATTTTCTTGCCATGTAAGCCCTCTTAAGTAGGAGAGGGCATAGGTCTTAGTAGACTTGCCCTCCCAGCGGATTGTTATTATTGTTCATTTTCTACTTAGTTTGGACCCGAGGTCAGACCTTGGATTTGCTTGTCCGATCCTACTGAGTACCTCTCGAAAACCCCCATCCATGGTTCTGACGCCTAAGCGTACAGGATCGCCTAAGGACATGGGGCTGGTAAAATGGCTATGGTAGTTGGCGCTACCACAAGCTGGACAGGTTTGAGATTCACGTTCAGACATTCGACAAATAACTTCGAATTCATGTTCGCAAGTATCACATTTAAAACTATAGGTAGGCATATTAAGCTGCTTGTTTAAGTATATTTTTATTTAGCCTTTCAGCCAATTTAAAGCTGGCAAGATTCTTGGCTTTAGATTCGCATTCGATATCGAAGTCTGTAAAGGCCAGGGCCCAATCATTGCAGGCTTCGTTCCAGTAAAAGTTACTGTGAGCTCTGAGCTTCATGCGATTCTTACCGGACTTAACCAGTGTATCCAAACAGGGTAAGGTATCAGTACAATGATCGCCAACTATGTTTTCTGGACTGACACTGTAGTGCAGGGCCGGACGCACGCCGCGCCAGGAATCAATGACCTGGTGTACTCTTGGATCTGTGGGCTGAATATACTCTCCAGTACGGATCCAATGA